GCCTTTTGTTAAATCACAAGCCATTGTTTCTTTGTTTTATTAGAATTAAAAAAGAGGGCGAGGACATAGCCCAAGCCCCCTCTTGATTTACATTAACTCGGATTAAGAGTAAAGGACTACGTCAGAACCGATTCCGTACTGAACTCCTGCGAAGAAGCGTAGGATAACACGGATGTTGGCACTTCCGTCAAGGTCGGACATATCGAGGACACGCACTTCGTTTCTCTCATCAGCCAAACCGCAGCCGAAAAATAGGTTGCTTGCTTCAGCAGCAACCATCTTGTTAGAAGGAAGACCGTTTGCCATAGCAACGCGGATGCCATCAAAGTACAAGTCTCCGTTGCCGTACCACATTGTGCCTTGATTGTCAACACCATTTGCTCCAAGACCCGAAGTTCCGAATCCACCAAGAGCGCGGACATAAGCCTTTGCTACGTTCTGTGGGACATAGATAGTCAAGTCCTCTTTGCCGTAAAGGGCAGAAGGGATAGCATCTACAACTTTACCAAGCTCGGTGATTACGTTTGCAGCAGTTACGGTGGTAGCGGTTACGTCAATAACATCAGAGTCAGCAGTCATCAAAGAAAGGAATCCGCTAAACTCACCTGCACTTGCAGCGTTTCCGTTCCAAATGTTCTGCTCAATCTTTTGGGCAGTCTTTGAAGCAACGTGAGCGATAAGGAAGTCAGCGAAAGAAGTAGGGATGCTATCGTAAGCAGAGAAGCCCATCTGACCACCAATCCAAGATGAGTAGTAGTCTTTCTTGCAAAGCTGCAAGTTTACCTGAAAAGGCTCAACTGCAAGTACGCGGTCGGTCAAAGTCAAAGTAGAAGTTGCATCAAAATCACAAGTGCCATCTTTTACGATGTCATTGGTGTTCACCTTCTGCAAGGTGGTTTTGTAGTTTACGTTTGGAAGAATCTCAATGAGTCCTTTGTCCAAAGTGTTAGCAGAAAGAAGTGCAGCAGAGATATACTTCTGCGCAAAAATACCTGCGTAGTTTGTAGTGATTGAAGTAGTTGTGGGCATTTTTATTTATTATTTGTTGATTCGTGCAAGGACTCGGTCAATCGTCTTTTGGGGGCGGTTTGAACTCATCTTTTGGACTTGCTTTGTTTCGGGGTTGTGCTTGATGGCTTTCGCAGCAGGTGCGGCAGATAGTTCTGCTTTAACCGCAGCCATCTCCTCCTTCTTGGCGTAACCGCCCATCTCCTCACGCATTCCTTTCATCTCTTCGCGCATCATCGCAATCTCTTCGAGAACTCTCTCGACTATTGCAACAACCGCAGGGGCTTCTTCTGCCATTGGCATATCAGCAAGTTCGGTAGCTGCTTCGGCCTCAACCTCAACTTCTACCTCTGCTTCAGCGGTGGCTTCTTTAATTTCAGCGATTACGCCTTCTTCGGTGATGACCAAAATACGGCCATCAGCAAGTAGGTGTTCGCCAATAGGAGCAGCAACTCGGTCTTCGCCACTAATGACAAACACTTCGTTACCTGCTTCAAATGATTCTGCCTCAAGAACGGCTCCGTTCTCAAGTGTCATTTGCTCAAACTTAACCTCGCGGATGGAGGACAGTTCAGCAAGGATGCGGTTAAGTATATTATTCGCTTTCATATCTAACTAATTAAAGGGGTTTTGATTATTTGTAACATTTTTAGAGGTCTTGCCATAGAGTATTTGTGGACTCCCATCGTGTGTTGATGGTCTGCCACTCCTCGCCTCGTATCCTTACGCTTGTGCCTTGACCTACTAAAGAGCCAATGCCTTGCGCTTGCAATGAGCCATCGCAGCAGATTGACTTGTAGGTGTTGTCTGGACATAAGCATCCACGCCTTCCACCTCGTGGGGAAGCAACGGGGAGTTTTTGTGGTCTATACATTGTTAAGTTCTTTTAGTTTAGATTCTGCCCAACGCTTACCTGCAAGACCACCCCATAGAAGGAATGATATTGTACCGCAGGCTTGCGTGTCGTTCTCATCGTAGTATTCTTCGGCTCTTGATAGGTATGAGTACATCCGTGTGATGGTCTCTACGCTTACAGGCTTGCCCTGTGCGAGCTGCTGCGCTCTTACCTTACCGACAGGCGTAGCGCACTTGTTGCCGTTCTTCTCGTTTAGTTCAATGCCACGCTTGGCGTTGTTCTTTACCGCATCGGGGTAGTCAGCAAAAGCCTCAAGCTCGGTGCGTGTTCCCGACTTCTTACGGCCATCCCTTTTTATGATAGCCACAATCTGTGCAAGCATCAACGCTGCTTCTTGCTCCTCAAGAATCGCCATCTCTTGCTTGGCAAGGTTTAGCTTGTCCACAAAGTACCCCTCAATAGAGAATCCTTTGACCTTTCCTGTCTTGACAAAGTTTGTCCAAATCTCTGGGTTGTTGACTTTCATAGATACCATCCAAGTGCCTACGGGCAAATCAAAGCCGTACTTCTTGCTCTTGTCGTGTACCTCATCTTCAATAATCCACGACTCGACAACCGTGAGGCCATTGATGCCTACCTCGTGTTCAAGCGTAGCGTTGTTCTGCTTGGACTTCTGAAAGAACATCTCGCTGGCTTTGCGGATGGTGGCTTCGCTGAAGTAAACGTAGAACTCCTCTTGCCCCTCTGCGCGGTAGATGGGTTTGTTGGGTACGAGTGCTGCTCCCATAAGGATGCGCTTCTCATCGCTCTGCGTAGCAAACTCCACCCTTTGTGAGTTGAGGGCTATGAAGTCCTCCTCAATAGCAGGGTATTCTACAAGGGAGATTGCATCAATGCCAGTTAGCAGCATTGATTCATCAAGTATAAGTTCAATTAGTTTCATCATCCGAATGTTGCGGTTCTTACTCTTTGGCGTTGTAGTTGTTGTGAGGTCGTTACATCCTGCCCTACGACATAAGCACGGATGGGTTGCTGAAACTGACCACCGATGCTCTGGGCAAGTTGGTTGAGGTTGGACTGTCCTACGATGTTAAACTGCGCAGGGGTAGAGGGCTGCGAGAGCGTGTTTGTTATGGCAGGACTGCTACCACCACCACCCGATTCGGTAGGTACTTGCGTAGCGGTTATCTTTCGTGCGTTTGCAATACCTGTTGCAACAATTCCTGCGGCTCCTATGTAACCAAATACACCACCTTGTGCAAGAGCCTTTGTAGCTCCCGTATAGGTGTCAATGGCTACCTGCGCTAACGCTATGCCTTTACCCAGTAGCGTATTCTCACCCACGAGTTGTGCGATTCCGTTTAGTGCGCCTTTGATAGCATCTAACTTTGCCTGCTGCAAGTTCTTCTCCAAAGCCAAACGCCCTGCTGCGTTCTCCGCTTCAAATAACTTTAGAGCATTCTCCGCCTCTGCGCGTGCTGCGGTTCCTGCCTTTGTAGCCGCTACCTCTTGCTCAAGCAATGCCTTCTTGCGGTTGAATACATTTTGTGCTATCTCTATTTCTTTCTCGGCTCTTGCTACCGCATCATCTATGAGTTCAAGTTGAGCGTTCTGCTGAATCTCAAATATCTCTTGGTCGGTCTCACCGATGCTCTTGGTAATTTCTGTCTGCTCACGAAGTAGGGAGTTTTGGTTTGCCAAAGCCTCTGACTTCTGACCTTGCAGCCTTTCATCCAAATCAATCAACTCCAACTGCGCTTGCTTCAGCGCAACAAGATTCTCGTTGGAGTTTACAATTCCTAACTCTGCCTGCGCTGCCGCAACCTTTATATTTAGTTGCACCCTTTCAAGCTCCGCTTGCTCCTCAAGAGATGCAAGGAGTTTGTCGTTTGCCGATTGGCGTTCTGCAAGTGAGACAAGCTCATCATCACGCAACTGCCGAAGTTGCTCTTGGGTGTTTTGGAACTGAAGCTGAATCTTCTGCCGTTCTACATCAGCAAGTGCCGCTTGCTTGCGTAACGCTACCAATCGCTCTGCATCGCTTACGGCCTTGTCTACATCCAACTCCTGCACCGCCTTTGTAACGCTCTTTGCAACTGCTACAACGGTCTTTGCCACTTCGCTTGCTGCTTCTGCAAGGTTATTGATGACCATCTTGCCACTTTCCAAAAGGTTCTCACCCGTCTTGGTCAACTCCTCACGAGTGAGGGCTATCTCCTTGTTTAGTTCTTTGATGCGCGTTGCATCCTTATCTCCAAAAAAGGACTTCTCCCAAGCAAGCTGCGTTTCAAGTACCGCCAACTGAATGCCCTGTATGATGCCTACAAATACATTAAGTACTCCGCTAATCAAGCCCCCCAGCACCTTCTTCGTTGCATCAAAGCCTCCGTTGAGTTTGCTCTGCTCCTCTACCGCACCAAAGATTGCTTCGGTTATCTGGCTGAAGATAATGCTTAAGGTAGTCATCACCTTGTTGACCGCATCTACTACCTTTTGGTTGCTTTGAAAAGCCTCCGATAGTTTGTCTACTACGCCAATAAGAAGGCCAAGACCAAGACCTCCTTTGAGTAGGCTTCCTAATCCGCTTGCTGCTTTTTTGGCAAGCTCAAAGGGTGCAGTAACGACTTTCTTTAGGCCGTTGAAAGCCTTGTTGATGATACCGCCCGTCTTCTTGGCTTCCTTGCCTACGTCAGCAGCTTCCTTCTGTACGCCACCGAGATTCTTCTCAAGCTCCTCAATCTTTTTATTAAGCGCATCAATCTGCTTCTGGAAGCCCGAAGTATCTCCTTCAATACGAATTTCCTCTACTACTGCCATTATCTACGTTTTAGAAACTCCTTCCAAGTTCGTGGTATTGCGTTCTTGCCCTTTGCTATATCAATAGTTTCGGAGACGTTGCGATAGTCACTTGCTTGCAGCAGTTCTATCAAATAACTTAAATAGGTGGGCTTCATACTACGTTAAGGAGTTCAAATGTTGCTTTGCCTGTGGTCATATTTAGGCTCACGTTGTTTATGATGTACTTCGTGTTGTTCCAAATGATTGCATTCTGAAGGTTCAGCGTGATGATTTTACCGATTGGCAAGACCGCTTCTACGTTGTACAACCTACGGCTCTTGGCGTATAGGTCGGTGATGTAGTTAAAATACTCGTTAAAGTAAAGGCTTTTGTTTACCGCTTCAAAATGAAACGGGTCTATGTCCCCTCCAAAGCAAATAGAGTTTGAGGCTGCTGCGCTTGAGTATCGGTTTGAGGTATTGGCATACCAAGCAATATCTACTCTTTCGTGACTATTGTCTGCGTTTACAAATCCTATCGGGTTCTCAGTTAAGTCGTAATTATCAAAGTAGCCGTAGAATAAGATAGGTGCGCCCAAGTATGGGTTAAACGTACCATCCTCATTTGCATCGCTTGTAATGCTTTTGTACACGAGTACATTGGTTAGCGTATCATCGTGTCGGTCTGTTAGCCTCTCAAACAACGGGCATTCAAACGGCACCTCAATAAGCAACACATCACCATCAAAAGTAAAGGTTGTGTTTAAGTCACCAAAGCCAACGTCATTGGTCTGCTGATATTGGAATCCAAGTATCTGCTCTGTCGGTTGGTACTTAAATTCTATCTCCTTGTATAGCGGTGGGCGGTCTATCGTGTACTCCGTAATGTCTAAATAGTCTTGGAAGTCTTTATCGGTTCCTGCTGCGTACCAATCCTCCAACGGCTGAAGCAGGAAGGTGTTAGTCGTGGTTGGCACGATTACCATATTATACATCTTCAGAACTCCTGCAACGAAGTCCTTGATTTTTATTTCGGGCATCAATTCCGACACTCTCACCGTTGCCGTAATGGTAGCGGAGGATGTCATTGAGGCAGTTCCTAACGAGAAAGGTGATACTGGAGCATCAGGGTTAAAAGTCATACCCCAAGTAGCTACTCTATAAGTTAAAGCAGTACTATTGTTTTGGCTTTTTACTCGTAGGCTAATTCTATCTCCATCTTGCAACCGTAGGCCAACGAAAGAAAATGTACCAGTTGACGTTACCACTTTGCTTGTTCGGTAGCCACCATTAACATAAATAGCAAAATTCGCCTCTTGGCTTAATGTTGCAACATTGATACTAAACTCAAAAGTTCCTGCGCTGCTATCAAAGTCAGCAGGTATGTCAAAAGTGTCGTTTGCTAAATTAAAGTATATCCCCGTGCGTGTCTGAAAATCTATCTTCTGATAGGTCATTGCGTTCGGTTGGTTTTCATACATATAGCCCTCTTTGCGGTGCAGCCATAGCGATAGGTCTTGGAATGGCACGGAGTTTACAAACGTACCTGTAAACGTGATGCCGTACTTTGTAGCAATGTTTTCTAAAATGGTGTAAACCTTTAAAGCAGGCTTTAATTCAAAGTAACGGATTCCCCTTTTGTCTTGCCCTCCCTCACCACCACCACCTGTTCTATAAGCAATGTTGTTTACATTATCAGCCCCCGCACCTCCTGCGCTTTGATAGTACCAATTCTTAACGGGACTGCATAGCGGATAAAACAACGGAGCGTAGGTATCGGTAGTCATCCTATCATAGATTGCCTCATCGGTATAGGGGTGGTCGTATGCGCTGAAGTCAACGTCATACAGATAGTCCTCGCCAAATAAGTCCGTAAGCGTTACAACCTCGCCATAGAACGTCAGCGTGTACGCATACGGCTCCGTGCCTTTTAGCTGCACGTTCTCTACCTCAATTACGCCTGTGCGGAATGGTAAAGAGTTTATTTCAATTCTTGCGGGTTGCCTTAACCTACCATCAAAAGTATTGGCTACGCTTGTAGTACTTGCACCTGCGTTCCAAGCCGTGTTAAAAGTATTCCAAGTGATGTTTATGTTATTCCATACGGGGCTGCCACCTACCTCCGTAGTGATAGCGGAGCTTGTGATATTGGCGTTGTAGTAATGCTGAAGTATCTCGTTATTGCGTGGGCTTGCAGGAATGGTAAACCCCTGCGTAAAGTCCGTGAACACCTTGCTGATGTCCTGCACGTTCTGCACCGACAGGTTGATGCTTATCTCCTCATCATCAAAGATGTCAAGGCGAAAGCCATTGACGTAAATATCAACCTTGTTCATCGTACCAAACTGCGCTCATCAAATCCGAAGTCAAAGGACATTGTGTAATTGATAAGCTTTGTGTTCACGCTCTTTTGGTATTCTATACTGCCACGATTCGGAACTGCACTCACCCAATTACTATTGGTATAGACCGCAACGTACTCACTCATCAGAATGTCCTCAATAGTCTCATCGTAGTTTTGGTCAACGAACCCCGTGTTTAGGGTTAGGGTGTTGCGAGAGTTGACGTTAAAGGATTGGTACTTGCCTACTTCCAATGAAGGGGTGGTGAAGCCATCGTTGTAGATGCTTTTTTGGTAGGAGTCCTGCGTGAAGTTACCACGCTCATCGCTACGCTTAAAGAACGTAATAAAGTCAGCAACGCCAAAGCGGTTGATGAACGCTATCTGCACAGGGGCATACTTTATCTCACAAAGAACGTAGTAACGTATTGTAGAGATTACACCGCCTGCGGAGTTGTTAAGAATAACATCGTAGTACTGCCCTGCTCCGCCATTGGGTTGGGTGCTTGGCTTTACCCTGCTCGGCAGTTCGTTATTGGCCTCAAGGTTTGCAGGGCCTACTCCTGCGTATATCACAAGGTCTTGGGTGTTGTTGCTTGCAGGGCTTGGGGGGGTAGTACCCCCACCTGTGGTTGTAAACAATTCAGAAGTCCCACTTTGCCAAGTGATGCGTATTGATGCTAAAGCATTAGCCGTGCTATTGTTTATTGCAATGGATTCGTAGTTACCTACAAGCACCTGCCGATTGCGTGGTGTGGCAAGCAGGGCTTGTGATACCGCAACAGGGGCGATGTTATCACGGGTTGCCCATCCATCGGTAGCAATAAATGCTTGAGCGTTTGAGTTTGACCAAGTTGCGGTCTCGGCCACGCTTCCGTTGTTAGAGAATGTCCAACTACCAAGAGGCGCAACCCACAATACTTCTGCGGGTGGACTCTGCGTGTAGCCTATGTCATCCCATACGCTGAAGTCGTGGTAGAACTCCGAGCGCACAAGGTCGCTGATTTCGTAGTTGATTACCTCGTTGATAGAGTAGGACTTGTTTAGAATGTAGTTTGCCGTTGCAGGTAATGTCTTTGCTCCCGAATAAATATACAAGGACAAGTCCATCTCATCAAGTTGGTCAAGAGCAAGGGCGTTGTTTTTGCCCGTGATAAACAAAGGGCTACGAGCCATTGATAAGCTTGCAGGGCGTGATAAAGTAGGTGTACTCATAGTTTTATATTTAAGTCCTTACGGGTAAATGCTTGCAAATCATCTTTGCCTAATTGGAACGACTGAATAAGCTCTGGCGGTAGCTTGGCAAACCCAAGCCTAAAGGGTGTGCTAAAGAACTTTGTAGCAGGTATGCCCTGCCGATATACCGACTCACGGACTGCAAAAGGATTCAGCCCCTTGCTCTCTGCCCAACGCTTGAAGTGCTTGGCTGATGGCTTCTTGCCCTCCTTGTAACTGTATGGGCTATCGGGTGCTTTCTGCTTCCATATCTTGCCCTTGTTGTTTCGCCTGTTGAATGGGCTTGTGGACTTTCTCGTGCCTCCTGCGCCCTTTACTCCCTTGTCTTGGAAGTCACCATAGTCCTCCATCTCAATGCCCAGAGTAAACGAGTTCTCGCCTACAAATAGTTTATACTGCAAAGAATTGTAAAGGGTCTTGTCAAAGTTGTGCTTTCCTTTGGTGAGGTTAGTCCTCGCCTGCTGAATTACAAACTTTGCAAACTTGGTAAGCACCGCTTCCAACAATTCCTTCCGTGCCATTTTAGCAGACGCTTATCTCGGTGTTTGCAAGCAGCACATCAAAAGTTGCAGTCCATCCTGCAAGCAGGTTCTCAAACCTCTCGCTAAAGGGAACGCAAGATGCCGTGCCATCCAACTGATAAAGGTCGGTGTACAGGGTGCCTCTGCGAAGCTCTGTGATGACATCGTTGATGACTGCGAGCTGCGTGTTTAAGATATTCTGCTCGTTGCTCGTGCCGTAGAATGGCTCTGCCTGCAAGCGTGGGTTCTCTTTGGTCTCATCTACCAAGTCCATACAAACGATGCTTACATTCATACGGACTATTTGTCCTTCAAATGTTGCTTGGTTGATGATGATGTGCGACAAAGGGAAGATGGTCTGCTTGTTTAGGTCTATGTCAAAAATATCCCCTGTCGTTACCACGTTGACTTGGGTGGTGATGTCGTAGAACTGTCTCATTTTTTTATCTTATCTAATTGTTTGCGTTCAACGTCTATGCGCTCTTTTTCAAAAACGAGAAAGGTAAGGGCTTCGTGAACGCCAAGCCTTCCGACTCGTTCAAATCTTGTAACATCTCCTTGAGCAAGCTGATGGAAGGAAGAATACCATCCCCACTTTCTACCGAATTGGGACTCTGCGGAGTACTCGTTTTCTCCTTCTCCAAAGAGGTCAGGGTAGCGAGCAGTAGTTCGTTTCCTAAACGCCAAAAAAAAACCGATGCTCCCATTACAACATCCATTGGCGCATCCTTCATTGATGCGGAGTACTTGGATGCTGATTCGTATGGCTCAATAGCATAACGCTTGCCTATGCGCTCGGTGATGGGTCGGTAGAGGACTGCCATCGTTTTGTGCAGCTCTTGTATGTCACCCATATAGTTATCCAAGTCCACATACTCACCGAAGGTGATGTCCTCAAGGTTTGGGATGAACCCGTAGGTTTCACCGCCCATCGTGAACTCCGTCTTTAGGTTTGGCTTCTCGCTGAACATCGTATTGATGTGGCGCATCACATTGGCTACGCTTGCGAACTTTACGTTGGGCAGTTCTGCCAGAGGCACTCCGCAGAATATCTCAAGCATCTTGTGGGTCAAGAACTCCTCATCGCCCTCAAGCCTCGCAAAGCGTTGGTATTGGTCAAGCGTTATCTCCAACAGGGAGGTGGGTACAATTACCTTTAGTTCCATTATTAAAATAACCTTTTAGTTTTAGCGTATGGCATACCTTCCAAAGTTAGGTCTGCTTAGTTTGTTGTAGGTTGCATATCTGAGCGCATCAATGGCGTGGTTGAATGCATCAATGGGGCGATTAAGTAGGTTTCCATTTTTGTCTTCTACCCACTTGTAGTTTTGCAATTCTTTAATTAGGTTGCTGCTTCGTGGTGTAACGAATAGCTTGTGCCGCTTCAGCACGTCAATACCCACTATAACGCTATCTGCGCCCTTCTGCGTGGGTTTCACGTTCCATCCCATACGATGCAGCTCCTCGATGCTTTTGGGTTCAGCAGAGTCAGCAAATACCTCCGTGCGTCTATCAAGCCCAAGTGAGGCAAGTACGTTGCTGATGTCGGGGTTGGTCATCCCCGTGCGGTAAATCAATTCATCCACATAAAGATTGTCCCCCGACTTGTAAACTGCCACAAGTGCGGTGGGGTCGTTGGTGTACCCAAAGTCCATCCCGTGACATAGGAGCGTGGCATCAGATGGTATCTCTGCCTGCCCGTATTGGAAGATGGTGGCTCTGCTCATCCCTCGTTCTCCTAATCCGTAGATTCTCCAGTAGTCATTGTCCGTATGTTGCAGCCTCTCTATCTCCTCAACGATTGAGGCATCCAAGAACGGGTTATCAAGGTAGGTTGACTGGATGTAGGTAACGTCATCCCTTGTAAGAAGCTTATCGTATAT